CCCCATGTGCCTTGGCCCCAAGTGCCTCTACCCCAGCCAGTAACATTCGCCACACGTTAAATCCTATTGGTTATGACTTCGATCTTGCTGCTGTTTGACCCATTCTAAATACTCTTCTTCGGTCATCCGCCTCTGTTGAGCTTGTTGAGCCACAGCATATTAAGCGATTCTTATTATCGCGTTAGATGCATCAGCAGTCGGAAACTGAATTGTAAAGTCCCCCGCCGTGCTGGTTTTATCGCCACCAAAATCAAGCGCACATACTGCTGGGTCACCCGAAGCAGAATCATTGAATATGAGTGCCCCCCTCGCAGTCACTGTTGCATTTGAAAATGTTAAATCGGCAAAGTCTGTAAGTGCTGTAGTGCCCGACGTACTAGGGTCAACCCGCGTCAGAGACGCACCTTTAGCTGTATAGTTTGTTCCACTAACTTCTTCAGAAGTTGTGTATGCAGTTGTACCAGCGCCCAAACTTGCAGAGCTTGTGTACAGCGCAAGATTGAAGGTGTTACCACCAGAGTTCTTGAAATTATGGACTGCCTCCATAAGCTCTTGTTTGAAACTGGTGCATAGTGCTGTCGTAATAGCCATTATAGCCTCCTGATTATATTAGCCATTTCACTCTGGCCTTGTTTTTCTAACTCACCTATAAGAGTAGTGCGGTCACTTTTTATAGCTTCTTTTATATAAAAACAAACTAAAGTTTCCACAATCTCTTTGAATGCTTCTGCTTGCTCTGCAATAACGGGGTGACAATTGCCACCGACACTCACAATACGATTGGTAGCCTGTTCAGCCCAAAACTCCGGGTCGTGGCCTTTGTTAACAGTGGTGGCTACGGAAACCGCACCTACTTCACCAAAAAACATATTACGTAACCACCTGCCTGTATTGCCCGTCTCTATAAGTATCACTACGTAGCTTGCCATCACCCAACATTTTAAGAAGGGTAATAGACTGCCCAAACATTTTGTCATACATCGCAACTAAATCAGGCTCACCTTTCATAAAACGTAAGGCTTCTATTAGAGAACCATTGAGCAGTGCGGAGTCAAAATTTTCACCAAGCCACGGTAGTGTGCTAGCAGTAACAATAGACTCTGGATAGTACCCATAGTGCAACTCTACAGTCAGATTAGCACTGGGGGTAGGGCCAAGAATAAACCGCTCGTCGCTAAAGTTAGCATAGTGTTTGGGGGTGCCCGTAGATGTTGGCGTGGGGTATGCCTCACGAATAAAGTTAACATCTTTGTTTAACAAAAAATCAAATGACCCGTCGCTATTAACCACAGCTAGGCTGTACGTATACAAATAATCAGTAGGCACTTCTAAGTATTTATTGCCTGACGTTATGGTTCCAGACACGTTTTTGCGGAGCGCAGGAAATTGAACAGTGTTGTATATAAACTGTTCTGTCTGTTGTACAAACAAAGCAAGCTGGTCACTTGTGAATGTAGACTCACAAATATCCTGTATGTTTGCCGTTAACTGTGAGTAGGTCATACTCATGGTTTACCCCATAGGCCCGCGAGCCATAGTTCCTTTGGTAGCTGCACCAGTACCACGTACTTTAATTCCTGTGGTCTTTACGTTTTTCATGTCCGTCTTAGGAGCATTTTTTACCGGCTTTACTGTGCTTGTATTTTTCATAGGGTCACCTAAGTTGTTGTTACTGTTACTGTACCTACTTCCCCCGTAGCAACAAGGTTATTAGGCGTTAAGTTAAATGGATCATTTCCCGCGCCTACAGGATTCCAACCCCACTGTATGCCCCTACTACTATTATCTCCTGATGGCCCTAAACTTCTATCAGGTCTTGGATCACGTATAGCTTGCGGGTCATTAACAGGAAACTCACCCAACTTCAGTTGTGGCTGGTCAGGATTCCAACATGTAGGACATGCTTTTAAGTTTGTGTCACGTCCTTTACGTACTAAGTTCTTTAGCTCCCGCAGCTTGTATTGGAACCCACAAATATCACATTCTGCGATAGCACGTTTTGTAGAAGCAAAACGATTAGACATAGCTTATTTTAGGTACAAAACGAGCCGGTGTCTTTACACGGTCTTCATCAGCGGCAAGCCTAAACTGTTCTTCGTACATATCTTTAAGCATAGGTATGCGTGGCGCTAGTTCTGGATCTTTCATTGCTATGTAGTACGCTAACCCAGAGACAAGACACGGTAAAAACCTAAAGTTCATGTCCGCAGTCTCTGCGCCACTACCTGCATCTTGTATCCGTCGCAGACGATAATACTTGAATATGTACGTATCGTTTTTATCCGGAACGGGCCACACATTTATCTTTGGGTTAGCCACAAGTCTTTCTATATAAACTTGTATTGGCCTGCCTTGAGTTAGCTTGTTTGGTATGGACGCATAGGTACTTACACTCACCCTGTTTATGGTCAGATCAGACTGTGTATATTGATCTCCACTATTTGTACGTATGACTTGTTCTAGTAAATCAATCGTATCTGCAGGTAAGTCATATTGAGAAGTACCTTGTACGAGACTTACTGTACCCTCGTCAATAGTCCACAGGTTAATCCCGCGATTTTGCCACTCAATAGTCAACAGATTCATAGACCTACGTGCAGTACGAAGATCATACCCAGAACGCATTTCACGGCCCGCTCGCTCCCACGATTCTTCAGCGATCTCCGTGAAGTCCATGTCAAACGCAGTTGTTCCAGAAGTAGCCATCTATTTCTTCTTAATTGGAGCTTTCTTAGCAGCTTTTTTAACTGGCACTTTTTTGGGTGCCGCTTCTTCCGGTGCCGCTTCTTTTTTAGGTGCGGGTTGTAGTTCAGCTAAAACCGCATTCGCCTCTTCTTCGCTCATCAAGCTAGCGTTAACAACAGCATAAGTGCCATCTTCATTCTTAGTGCCTACTTGAAACACAGGTCGGCCATCGGAAAAATTACCGTTTTGAAAAACCTCTAACTTAGCCATTCTTAGTACCTCTTACGTACAAAGTTTTCTTTCTACGGTTGCCCATTACAGCCCCGCAACCTTTATGGTTATCACGAATCATACCGCCTTCTTTTGCGGTTCTTACTTTAGCTTTGGGCGTATTCGCAACCACCGTCTTGCCTTTTGCTCCAGCCTTCTTCTTTTTACGGGCTGTGGTAGCACGCTCAGACTGACTTAACGACTGCGCCTTAGACTTTGGCAAACAACGATCTGGGTTCTTTTTATCTTTCGACGTACCACATGGCCCCTTAATCTTGCCATCGGTGCCGATACGAACCCATTGCTGGTCACGCCATTTTTTAAGATCGCCCATATACCTAGTCCCAAGCCTCTAGGCCCATACTTTTGTTAATGACTGTATTACCACCAGCCGCCGTATAACCTCCAGCAAGCGCCTCACGTAACCCTTGCTCCGTAACATCGTAAGAAACAGTTTTAGTCAACAAGTCAAAACTCTCTTCCCAATTATCTGCTGTCTGGTCAATTACACTATCTGTAAGCGTACTGTCTTCCGCTAGATCAAGTTTGATGTTGTCGATGAACCACGTTTTGAGTTTAGCAAGGTCGGCATCGTCGTTCGCAAACAACGTGCCATATTTAGTACCTGTCTGCACCCGATATACGTCCATTACTTCTTCTTTTTCTTGCTGCCTTTAGCGTAGCTAGGGTCTTTGCAATACTTAGATGCGGCCATATTTGCATAAGCAGACGGGTATGTGTCGAAGGTGCGCTTGGCCCACGCTTTCCCTGACGGACATATTTTCCCGCCTGACTTATAGTAACGTCTCATCGCATCTTCACTGGACGTACACCCTTACGGGCTATACCGGCCCCGCGAACTTTGCCGCCTTTTTTATAACCACCGCCGCCAGCAGAGCCACCTTTAGTACTCATTTTGGACTTCATCTTCATGCCGCCAGCTTTCATACTTTTAGGCTTCACAGAACCGCCTTTTTGGTACACCCCTTTCTTATTAATACCTTCTGCGCCTTTAATCTTAGGCATCTTTGCAGTGGTCATTCCGGGCATCATGGTGCGCTTACCGGCAGGTTTTTTAGCTGCAGCTTTTTTGGCCTTAAGTTTTCCCAACCTCCCTTTCCCTACACCTCTACCCATCAGTATATCAGCCTGCGTAACCTCCCCATCTTTATTTAGATCTGGAAATTTACCGCCTTTCTTCATGCCGGGGGGCACCTTCTTGCCGCCCATTGCACCGCCTTTAGTAGACATTTTAGACTTCATCATCCCTCCTTTAGCAAACTTACGTTCGCTCATTGGTCTGGCTGACCCTGTGCGTCTAGGTGTTTTACTTTCTGCCTTCTTTTTCGGTGGACGTTTACCGTCGTTCTTGTCCATATAATTCAGATACTGACGTAAGCTCATACCTGTATCAGTCAACTGTTCTTTAGTTACGTTAGCGAGCGTTCTCTTACCCATTGGCCCTTCTCTAGTGACATTTCTGCTATCTTTACCCGTAACTTGAGGTCTCTTTGTCACCTTGGGTGGAGCTGCAACTTTTGGAGTCGTGCTTGCTTCGGGCGTTGCGGGTTTAGTAGTCGTTTTAGTAACCGGCGTAGCATCTGTTTTAGGCTTACTTCTCTCCAAACTACTTTCAGTGCCTTTAGGTGGCCCTGATACACCAATCTCCTTAGCTACATTTCTGGGAAGAGATCTTGCTGTCCGACGTGTAGTAGTGCTACGACCTCGGTTTGTTTTTGTTTTTACCGGCTCATCTTTAATTGTCCTGCCGACACTCGTGCGTCTTCTAGCCATGACTTACTCCGCGTATAAGTTGTTAAATATCTGGTTGGTATCCAACGTGTAATCCAAATCAGACTTACTGTAATGCACGTACTGAGAAGGTCGAAAATCTGGTGCCCCCTCTCCTGTCTCAAACCATGCTGGATGAGTAACACGTACTCTGTTATTGGGTAGGGCTACTATATTCCCTGTCCACTCACCAGCGTCTAAAAGTTCCATAACGTGACTCTGCTTATGTTGTGCGGGGTCATCGCCTATTTCTGAATCTGTGTAGTCCACCGTAAACATGTACTTTGCTGGATACATCTCACCGTCTATCTTTGCCAACCAAGGGCATGGTGTTGCCCTATCAAGCACATAAACAGCGTGCGTGCGAGAACTACAGTCCCAAGGCTGTGCTGCCCATACGTCCATAGGCACCGGCCACTCATCATACGGAGTGTCACCGCATAACGCTGTTATAGGCATACGTGCCCACATAGCGCCGCCGTGTACGTTGGGTTCATTCTCGTCATCGTAACTCTCTGCTCCAGTAAAAATTACCTGAAAACTCAAACACCTGCAGGGTATAGTCGTAACCGCGATAGCCATAGCGTGAATAAACTCGCCTTGGTACTTCTCGTGGTTGTGGGTATACTCCCGCCGCACCCAACACTTAAAGTGCGGGATGTTGCTTTGTAAGTATGCCAAGTTAGCATCTCCATCTTTTTCGCGCCTGTCGCAGCCTTGAGTTAGGGTCTTTCGCTGCTTTAGGGAATTTTTTCATTTGACCCGCTGAACGCGCACAGAAAGATTTTCTGCGCCCCGCTCGTTTGCCCGTAGGACTTTTCTCAGTAACCGCCGTTTGCAGTTTGCTTCCGGGGTTCTGTCGTCTGTACTTCGCAACGCCTTTTGCTGTCATGCCAGCGCCAGACTTAGTGGGGCGCTTGTCCCCACTCTTTACAGACATACCAGCCATGCCGCCCTTCTTGAACGTCGGGCAGCTTACGGCTTTCTTTTTGTAGTAGTTACGCATGAAACGCCGTCATAGACGTAAAAGTACCACCTGTGTAGGTGATAATTATGCCACTCGGAAAGCGTATGCCTTCTTCGGGTATAGTTACATCTCGCGTTACAGTCGCACTAGCAACAGTCCCAACTTCCATTAAGGTTGTACCCGAAACAGAGGTGGTTCTGAACTTTATAGTGCCCGCCGTAGCTGAGTTGACTATGTAGGCACCTTTTAGCCTAGCAGGGCCAGCAAAAATGTTGTCCGCACAACTTGCGCTAACTCCAGCCTTTACGTTGCCCGCTGGGTCACCCACAGCGGTTATAGACGCAATGGTCTTAAAGAAATTACTGCTAGTAGCAACACCTGCATTTGCGCCGGTAACTGACTCAGTTAGTGCATCATCAAAAATATCTGTGCCTACTACGGTAAAAGATATTTCGTCGTCGTCTCCAGCAGAGGTAATCGTAACAAGTTGCCCTGAGTTCAGAGTAACTGAACCACCAGAAGCTAAAGCGCCCCCAATGGTTAACGCCGCATTATTACCAACAGCGGCATTTTCGGATATACCATCGTCGTCTGCAACGACACCTGCGGTCTTAAATACCGCAATTACATCAGACATACCCATGATTACCCCCTGTTACGCTATCTGAACGTACTCAATGATGAACGTAAAAGAACCAGCGGTGGTTGCATCAACAGTATTAGTAATGTTGCAGTAGATAGTTCTTGCAGCAGAAGTGTACTGAACAGAAGCAGGAGCCGTGGTGCCGCTTTGAGTCTGAACAACTAGAGTGGTCAAAGTTACATTGTGCTCAACAACAGTTGTACCGCCATCAAGAATCTCATCAGTCACTGCCGCAACAATCTGTGCGCCAGAGGATGAAGTACCAACCTCATAACCAATGTCGCCCGTCCCAATAACTGGTGCAGTGTCACAGAAGATCTTGATATCAGTGATGATCGTGTTTGCAGGCTGCGTAAACTCGCCAATAGTCGGGCTGTCACCTGCCGTGGTGTTAACCGTTACGCCTGTAGCAAAACCTACGTGCTTGATGTACTTGTCAGTAACAATGCCTGTGGAGGCAATATTTGCAACGTCTGTAATAGCGCCAGTAGTGGCGTTCTTTGAGACTACAGTAAAGCCGTTTTCCGAACGGACGGGGCCGTTAAACGTAGTATTAGCCATATGGATCTCCTGTCGTGGCTAGTGTCAGATGCGGGATTGCACCTGTCAGGGATTAAATACTTATACAGCAGAAAAAGAAAAGGGGCAACATGTGCCCCCTTCTTATGTAGCGTTTTACGCTCCGGGTGATCCGAAAATCCCAAGTGGGTCAGATACGCCGAAAGAATAACGCTCGCGGGCTTTATAGCGCG